AGAGAGGGAGATTAGAAAGTATAAATATTTGGTTCACAAACTGGAAGAAAAGAATGCAAAAATGATAATAAATAAATTAACAAAAGGAGAACAAATAAAATGAAAGTAGCATTATTAACAGCTATTACTAGTGGAATGTTTGGGTATATTCTTGATGCAAAGTTTGGCATAAGAGAGCCATCTTTATACTGGTTTATCGGTTTAATTACAGGCATGGTTGTTGCATATATGTTAATCAATGAATATTAGAGGAGAACAAATAAAATGATAAAGAACGCATACAATAAAATTAAGGCAGTGATTGAGTATGGGCATTTGTGCGAAGTGGAATTTGACGATGGAAGTATTCGTACTTTTTATAAAATAGATGATAATGGTGATATTGAATGCGATGAAACTTATTTTACTGAAAAGCAAATTAACGAATTAAATATTACAAAAATAACCCCCCTCCCTCGTCAGTTTAAGAAGTTAAAAGTAGGGGATAAAGCAATAATCCTTGAAAATTGCAGAGAGGTTGGAACTTTTGAAAGTTGGAGTGATAAACACAAAGATATGGTAGGTAAAGTTTTTCCTGTAGAAGAAGTATTTGATGATAGTGACGGTGTTTATTATCACATAAATAATTATCATTTCCTCCATAACTGTGTTGCTCCGTATTTTGAAGATGATGAGAAAACAGAACAGCTTGAAAAGATTGAAGAAAAAGATTTACGAGATAAACTCATGCCTGCCCTCCAAAAAAATACGGAAGCTATAAATAGAATAATTGATATTCTAAACGCATTCAAAAAGGTATAATATTTGCTTAAAATGGGTAGTTTTAGTTTGATGTCAAGTAGACTTTACAAGTAATAATAAGGAGAGCCTACTATAATTGATTAATATTAAAATACATCGTTTATATCTTGGTTAAGTATGACAGTAATGTCTGAGAGTAGTAGGTTCATCACAAGCCGAAAAGCTAAAAGCTATAGGGTCAGCTACTATACCCTATGCGATGGGCAAAGCAATATGTGAATACTTAATCAAGTTACAAGCGATGTATATAAACAATTAAAATAATTTGGAGATTAAATAATTAAACTAAAGAAAGGGGAGTGTATGGATATAATAAATGGTGCAGACGGTTATTATATAATAAAAAACAGTAAATTAGTTAAAATAGTGGGTGTAAAATATAGTGACCGTTATTTTTTAGAAACAGGTGGAACTGCTGAATACATGCTTGAAGACGGAACTATAATTATTAGAAAAGAATAAAGGAGAAATAAAATTATGAAGTGTAAAATATGTAAAATAAACGAATGTTCGGAAGACAATAATGTCTGTCAATTCTGTTCTACAAGTGGTATGGAATACAAAAAAACCACCATGAAACAAGAAAAATGCGAACAGTGCGAAGAAATAAGAGAGCTAAAAAAAATGAATACGGGGATCTGATATGCACTGAATGCCACGAGGAGAATGAGAACGAGGGACAATATGATACGTTTTTAATTAAGAATTAGTAGGGATCAGAAAGAAGACAACGTGGAAATAGAAAAAATAAATAAAAATTCACAATATAGTCTACAGTTCAGTACAAAGGACAGAATAGAAAAAGCATGGGGTAAGCATAAAGTATTCATAGAAAAATTTACGAAAGATTATCTTGAATTTGAAAGGAGAAACCCGAAATTCAAAAATTATAATTGTCCTAAAGTATCAAAAGACGAAAGTGCAAATCCAGATGCATATCTAAAAAGCAAAAGGTATGAATGGCTAAGAGAATGGATGAGAGCATATTTAGATTATTTTAAGAACAATAAAAAAAGATAAAAGGTATAAAATGTCAATAAATAGTAAACAAAACAGGATACGATAGTTCAGAGAGATTAAAAAGAATAAAAAGTAATGTTGATATATGTAATACTAAATGTTTTGATTAAATAAAATAAGGGGCTAAACACTGTTAGCCCCCACTCCCCCCGATAGGTATAAAATAGGTATAAAATAGGTATAATTATACCTATCCACACGAATGTCTTAATTGTTTAACCGCGTCAAACACTTGCTTTCCGTTTCTAAAGAACACTTCACCAGTATCAACTTTGATCAGATACTGTAAGTAGCAGAACTTCTGCAATGGTGTCATCTTGGACACATTCTGCCATATAACTATCCCGCCATTCCTAATAACCTTTAACCTGTAAATCTTGATAAATCTGTTAATCTTCATGGCATATCCTCCTTTGTTTAATTAAACAACTAACTAAATAATATGTCAAAGAAAATATACAAATGTAAAAATTGCGGAGGTGAAGTTACATATAAAAAGGGATTTGGGTGGTGTCATGTTATCTGTACTGGCTGTATAGAACCAGCTGTATTACAAGAAGACTGGAAAACATTTTTGGCAAATAATAAAGAAAGCGATATAGAATTAAACAACTAACTAAATAATATGTCAAAAGAAAAATGCACACAGTGCGATGAAAATAAATAATTAACTATTAAAAAATAATTAGTTTTGAAGCAGGGGCGGTGGCACATGTAGTAGTTCTATGGCAGACATCATATTTTTACAATATGTTATATGGGTTCGAATCCCGTCTCATGTTTTCATGACGATGAAATTCCCGCCCCTACTCTAAAACTAATCATAAAAAACTAGTGTCAGGTTGGACGGTTCAAGAATAGCTAATCTTACACGTAAATAAGTAACCGTAAAAAACCAATGTCCAGTTGGACGGTTAAAAAATAAATTGGAAGGAATAAAAAAATGACAATTAAAAAATTAAAAGAGAAGCAGTTGGAAACTCCAAGACAATACGCATTAAGATTATTAAATATTGCAGAAAAAAATGCAAAGATTAAATCTGAAAAAGAGAATAAAAGATTTCTAGATAATTGGTTACCAAAAGATAGTGTATTAAGACAGTTGTTTGACGAGGAGACAAATGTATGACAATTAAAAAACAGAAAGAAAAGCAGTTGAAAAGAGTAAATGATATTTTTTTTACGCATGACAAACAAACAAAAATCAACATGCAAAGACTTGTAAATAGTATCCAAAATGAACTCATAGAAGCTGTGTGTGACAATATAGCAGAAAGCGTAAATATAAAAGGATTTGAAAAGATATTTAGAGAGTTTTACGATGATAATGAGAGCGGAGGTAGTAGCCGTTGGTTAGTAGCCCCAACTAATGCTCAAATTATTACTAAAGGATATTTTAATAGCATTTTAGATAAAATAAAGGAGATAAAAGGGTGATAGAAGAAATCTGTGGAATTATCTGTGCTGTAGTTTATGTAGGTAGTTTAATAACTTTAATTTTATTTATATGGAAAAAGTAAGCGATCAAAGATGTGGGTGGTGTGGAAAGCCAGCTACAGAGGGACATCATTTATTTCTACGTTCAGATATTCCTGAATTGATTGATGATCCGAAGAACAAAATACCTCTATGTAGTGAATGTCATGGATATGCCACTAATTTCAATCAAATTAAAGTGATGTTTCAAAGGGCTTTTTTTCTACAAAGTCAACACGACGTATTATCCTTAGAGTATATACAAGATAGAATGAAGAATGAAATTAGAATAATTACGCCAGAAGAAGTTTGTAGATTTAGAAGATATTTATCCAGTGAATACAGTTGGGTATCTCAACAATTAGAAGACATAGAGAGAAAATATGCTTGTGATTTTACAGAGTTTAGAAAAAAGACAACAAGCGATGTGCAGGCTAAACGATTATACAACATGACAGATCAGGGAATGGACAGAATTATCTACAAGAGCCAATGCAAGCGAATCGAAAAGATGATGTCAGCACTCAAGACAATGCACGAAATGAATTTACAGAATGTGTGGAGTGCGTATATGCAATAATTATCCACTTGCCAATTCCTAACTGTCGGTATATAATTAAGATATAATTTAATAATTTACAACAATGAAAAAAGTAACGGAAGAAGAACTAAGAAATATTTCGGTTGAATTTGGAAAACGCGGAGGAAATGCTTTAGTAAAAAAAAGAGGAAAAAAATACATGAAAGAGTTAAGTAAACGTGCCACTCAAGCACGTTGGGGGAATAAAAAAGATAATAAGTAAAGGAAAATTTATGTCAGAAGAAAGAAGTAATAAACCGTTGGAGTTTGATACAGGTAAAATGGACAAACAAATAGAGTTCCAAAATCGTATCAAAAAGTTTAACGATGAACTTATACCTCTACTAAAAAAATATAGACTTGGACTTGGTGCTCAACCTGTAATAAGACCAGACGGTGGAATATCTGCAAACCCTATAACATTTGACGACATCCCAAAGCCTAACACACCTGATCCAAAAAATAGAATACAATCAGCATGATGTGTTTCCTATCATTTCTGTTAGGGGTTATAGTAGGCTTTCTAATTGCTCTACTTATAGTATGCTTTCTAATTTACTTCAAAAGGCAGTTAGAGCAGGGGGCAGAGAGAGTTAAGCGAAAGATGATCAACGACCAAAAAGGATTTTGGATGGAACCTGAAACAGATTTAGAAGAGATAAGGAATAATATTATAGAGGAAAACCAATCCAAAGGATTACCAACAACATTTAATCAATTAAGAGACAATCAAGATGACTAAAATTACACCGAGAAATTTATTCGTATTAGTAAAACCCGACGAGGAACAATCAAGAAAATCCGAGAACGGTATTTTAACGCCTAAAAACGTAGAAAAAGAAAAGAAGGCTTTCGGAACAGTAATATCAATCGGAGAAGAAGTCAAAGGTATCAAAATAGGCGATAGAGTTATTTACATGATGTTTTCAGGCGAAAAATTAGAACTCAAGGAAGAAGAGTTTATTCTACTACACGACGATGAAATAATTGCATTTTTAGAGGAGGAATAGTATGAACATGAACATGATACAGATACATTGTTATAAATGTGGACAGACTAAATATGAAGACCATTTTTCTCCACAACAGAGAATAGGCGACGGTAAACCACATCTTTGTTGGGAATGTGAAAACAAGATAAACTTGACGAGAAATACGGAGGACAGCTTACAAATAAAAGAAAAAGAATATGAGATATAGATATACAGGAGATTTAGGATGTAGACATAGGGGTGTGCCACATGACTTAATAATTGTCCATGAGAATGCACAAACGAAGTGGGAAGTTTGTAAGATCTGCGGAAAGAAATTCAAATGGAATAAAGGATTTAGAGGACGTGTTGCAAATGCAGAATATCTAAAAATTCATGTAAGAGATTTCGCCCAGAAGAGCGGGGCAACTCGTAGAATTTACAATAAAATATATAATCAATCTAAAATGATAATAAAAATATGATGGCAAAGGGGACTAAAAGACCACCTCGTTCTGCACAATGGAGAAAACGATTAAGCAAAGCATTAACTGGTAAAAAACAATCTGAAGAACACAGGTTAAAAAACATAGCAGGACATATAGGGATTCTACCTTCTAAAGAAACAAAGATTAAAATGTCAAAATCTCATATAGGTAAAAATACTTGGAGCAAAGGAAGAAAATTATCAGAAGAACATAAAGAGAAAATAAGATTAAAATGTAAGGGAGGAAATAAGACAAGTTTCAGAAATGGATATAAACAAAAGAAAGGAAAAGACGCCCCAGGGTGGAAAGGAGGAGTTAGTTCTAAAAACCAAATATTAAGACATTCTAAAGAATACAATTTATGGCGTATAGCAGTATTTACAAGAGATAATAGAAAATGTGTTTGGTGCGGAAGTGGTAAGAATATAGAAGCTGACCACATAAAAAGGTTTGCTGATTATCCAGAGTTACGCTTTGCTATAGATAACGGTAGAACTCTTTGTAGAAAATGCCATAAAACTACTGATACATATGGTAATAAATAATAATAATTAATAATTAAGAATAAAATTATGAACGAAACTGAAACAATAATTATAACAGACCAAAAAGAAACGTTTGAAATAATTAAATCTGCAGTGAATAAATCTATAGATTTAGTTCGCCCAACTTTTGGTCCGGCTAGTCATAAGGTTATAATATCTAAGTTACCATATTTTATGGCGGTCGATGACGGCGTTCAAATAATGCGTGACACTGCATTAGAAAATAAAGCAGAGAATGCAATCGTAAAACTAGTCAGAGAAACCGCTATTAAGACTAACGATAGGGTAGGAGACGGAACAACAGGAGCATTGATTATACTACAGGCTATCATCAATGAGGTAGCTCGCAAGACTAAGTTTGACGGACGTAAAATAGAATTGGAGCTAAAAAAAGCATTAAACGAAGTTACTCAACATCTAAAAGCTAATAAAAAGGAGATAACAACACAGGAAGAACTAGAAAAGGTTGCCATGATTTCTTTTGATGACCCGAAGATAGCTAAAATGTTATCAGAACTCTACTTTAAGCTCGGCAAAGATGCTACAATAACAGTAGATAAGTCATCCGCAATGGAAACAACAGTAGAGATGTCAGACGGTATTACACTTAATAAGGGGTATATAAGCCCATACATGATACTTAATCCACAGAGAATGGAGTCTGTGATTGAAAAGCCACACATTCTGATCACTGATTATCGCATGACAGAAGTAAATGATATTTTACCTATAATGAATAAAATGTCAGGAGAGAATATCAAAGAACTTATAATTATATGTGATAACCTTGAACAGTCCGCAATGGCAACAGCAATTCTTAACAAGGTAAAAGGGGTATTCGTTACTATTGCAATAACAACCCCTAACATACGAGGAATTGACCCGAAAGTATTACTTGAAGACATAGCATTGATGACAGGTGCTACATTCTTTACAAATTCTAAAGGTAATAAATTAGAAGATTGTGAAATATCCGATTTAGGAAAAGCTGAAAGATTTATCTGTAAGCAAACGGAGTCAATTATTGTAAATCCTAAAGGCGATGAGGAAACTATTAAAACATCTATAGCCTCTCTAAAATCTGCAATAGAAAACGAGAACGAAAAAAAGAAAAAGAAAGACTTACAGATACGATTAGCATTCTTTACTAATAAATTAGCAGTAGTAAAAGTTGGAGCACCTACAGAGAACGAACAGAAAGCATTACGTTACAAGATTGAAGACGCTGTTCATTCATTGAAGGCTGCGATCAACAACGGTATCTCTTGTGGTGCAGGATTAGCTCTATCCAGTATTGAAACATCAAGCCCTATACTTAATGAGGCGTTGAAATATCCAGCAAGACAGTTAAGAGAGAATATGGGACTATCAGATGAAGCAGAGAACCTACAATCTGATGAAGCAATAAATGTAGTTACGGGAAATAAAGGTAACTTCTTAGAGGTAGGAGTAGTAGACCCTACTGATGTATTGATTGCAGGAGTAGAAAGTGCTGTCTCTATAGCCTCTATGCTATTGACATCATCAGGAATTGTCGTAGAGAGCCTAAGAGAGGGCGTTAAACCTCAACAGCAATAATTAAATAAAACCATGGATTACACAATAGAAATAGTAAGCCCTATCAACGGCAAAGGATTAGGAAGAAAATACAGAGCGATTGATAAAGAAATAGTTGACGAGTCTAACTATATTGAACTTGGGGCAGTAGTAAGAGACGAGAATAACAATCCTGTAAATGATGTTGTAATGTCAGTAGAGACAGGAGACCCAACTCAGAACAGAGCAATGACAGGAACAGGCAATGTTTATCCAGTAAGAGGCAAGAAAAAGATTATAACCCCATACTATCCATTCCATTATTGTTTCAAGAAAAAAGGTAAGCACACGATCACCTTTTCTGTTGGAGATGTAAGTGAAAGCGTAGAGGTAATGGTAGGAGAAAATAAACCAAAATGAAGAAATAAATGGGTAAAAATATGCCAACAGAAAAACAAAAAAAAAGCTATAAAGTAAAGCCTAAAGAGATACATAAAAAAGCATTTGACAAATCGTTGGAAAATGGTGGAAACATAAGTAAGGCTATGAAAGAAGTAGGATACTCAAAAGCCACATCAAAAAATCCCAAAAGACTTACCGAGACAAAAGGCTGGAAACAACTAATGGATGAATATCTTCCTGATACTTTATTAGCTGAAAAACATGAAGAGCTTTTGAAGATTAGAAAGAAGACAAAGAGGATAAGAAAGGGCGAAACTATAAAAGAGACAGAAGAACTTGATACTAATGCTATAAAAGCAGGTTTGGATATGGCATATAAACTTAAAGGACATTACGCCGCCGAAAGACAAAAGATAGAACACAGCGGAGAGATACTTGGCGATGAAGGTATTCATCCCGAAGACGAAGAATTAAGATTGGAATACAAGAGAAAGAGAATAGAGAATATAAGAAAAAGAGCTAAGGAAAAAAGTAATGAACATAGTTAAAGAATATCCACCGTTCTATTTAAGTATTATTCAACATGGAATGAACCCTAACGATCATACATTCTTTACATATGGTGATACAATTTTTAATCCGCATGATTTGATTCTCAAAGACCATTCAATAGCTCACGAAGAGCAACACTCTGAACAGCAAGGAGATAATCCGCAAGCATGGTGGGATAGATATTTAGCAGACCCGTATTTCAGAATTGATCAAGAAGCAGAAGCATATGCAAGACAATTCAATTTCATGTGCAAAACCAACAAAGACAGGGAGAAAAGATTTCACATGATGTTAGACTTATCCAGATTTCTTGCAAGCCCTCTATATGGAAGCGTAATCGGTAGAGATATGGCTCTGAAATTAATTAAAGATAAAGTTAAGAAGTAAGTAATTATGGACGCATGTAACGGGATATTAGATTGGATAGCAACCAACAGAATTAAAAATGAAAAGGGTGATTTAATTGAATTTGATAATCACCCTTTTCTAATTGACATTTATGATGATCAAGCAACACTCCTAGCAGTTATGAAAGCGGCACAGATAGGAATGACAACACTAGAGTTCATTAAAATGTTCTATGACGCTATGCGTTTCAAAATGGATATTATCTACAGCCTCCCGACCGACTCTGCTGTAAGAATCCTAGTAGGTGGTAAGTTCAACCGTATTATAGCCAACAATCCTATAATGTTAAAATACGTTGCAGACAAGGACAGTATTGAACAGAAGCAAGTTGGTAAATCAATGATTTACTTTAGAGGAAGCTGGACTAAAAAGGATGCGATTATGGTTACCGCTGACAGGTTATGTCATGATGAAAAAGATGCATCAAAGTTAGATGTTATAGCAGACTTTCAAGCTCGTTTACAGCATTCAAAGTTCAAACAGACACATACATTCAGTCATCCCAACCTTCCAGAGACAGGAGTGCATGCTGATTGGCTCAACAGTGATCAGAAGCATTGGTTTATACAATGTCCACACTGTAAAAAATGGCAATACATGTCATGGGATGTAGAGAACCCAGAAAATATGTCAGTTGATTTGGTAAGGCTAGTCTATATCTGTAAGAAATGTCGTAAAGAATTACCTGATTGGGTAAGAATAAGTGGACAATGGGTTGCAAAATATCCTGATATTAAATGGTCAGGATACTGGGTGCCTTTACTTATAGCACCATGGATGTCCGCAAGAGAGCTTGTAGCAAAATACAATCACCCAGATACTACAGATGAGTTCTTCTATACGAAGATATTAGGTTTGCCATACGCAGACGGAAGTTCAAAGCTATTAAGAGATAGTTTCTTTCAGAATTTAACAGGTAAATCATATGCACCTAATGAGGAGGAGAGAGTTATTATTGGAGTAGACCCAGGGAAGAATATTGATTATGTTATTGGCAATCAATATGGATTATTCTTTCACGGAGACGCTCAAGATTTTGGAGAGTTAGACATGTTAATGAAGAGATGGCCGCGGGCAATAGCAGTATGCGACGGAGGAGGAGAACTATTGAAAACAAGGGCATTTCAGGAGAGGTGGAAGGGTAGAGTATTCTTATGCTACCTTACAGGAGATAGAAAGAAGAATGAGATAGTATCATGGGGTCGTAAAGACGAACACGGCTCTTGTATAGCGGATAGGAACAGAATGATACAATTAGTGGTAGATGAGTTCCGAAACAAGCGTATACCTGTTCATGGAACTGAAGATGATTGGTTCTCCTATTGGACAGATTGGAACCACCTATCAAAGATTAAGATACTAGACCCTGATACAAATGTTTTAAAGTGTTGCAAGTGGGTTAGAAGTGGTCGCGATCATCTTTGCTTCGTGGCTGGAACTAAAATAATAACTTCAACAGGAGAAAAAGACATTCAAGATATAAAAGTTGGGGATAGAGTTCTCACAAGGAATGGGCTTAAAAAGGTTGTGTGGAAAGATGATTATTTAGCAGACGTGATAGATACAGGATTGTTAGTGGGAACGCCAGACCATCCCATTTGGACTGAAAATGATAATTTCAAAGACTTGCATGCAATAGTATTTAGTGATATACTATTAGTATGCAAGAAAAAGAAATCATTTATAAAGATATTATCTTTCGTAGATACCCTAATTCAAAGAATAGAACAGAAAGAGTTTATTTTGTCCCAAATGGGAAAAAGAAAGCAAATGGAGTTGGGAGACTACACGAAGAAATTTACAGAGACAATTTTGGTATTATCCCGAAAGACTTTATCGTTCATCATAAAGATTTTGATCCGCTTAATAACTCACCAGAAAACTTGGAAGCAATATCAAGAGCAAAACATACAAGACTACATAACAAAAAATGGCTGTCTAAAAAAGAAAATAGAGAAGCAAACAGAGAACATCTTGAAAAAATACGTCCAGAAGGTCTTAGAAAACTTGCAGAGTGGAAAAAAACACCAGAGGGTAAAAGAACATTACGACAAAACGCTTATTTATTCAAACGGTTCAAATGCAGTGTGTGCGGAAAAGAAGCAACAACAACATCACGAAACGGAGGAAAATTCTGTAGTAAACAATGTCATAATAAATTACACAATAAAAAATGGAGAACAGGACACCCAAAATATAAATTCGTTAAAGCAATATGTTCAGTATGCGGGAAAGAGTTTGAAAGAAGTAAATATGGGGGAGGGAAAACTTGCTCAAAAGAATGCACAAACACACAAATTAGCAGGACGAAAAAGGGTTTATAATTTTGAGGTTGAAGACGATCATGAGTATTTTGCAAATGGAATTTTAGTTTCAAATTGTCTAGCCACTGTTTTCTTCCGCGTAGGTATGATGAAATTTGCAGGCATGGGGCATATAGTAGAGGCTACAACAGACATGCCTATATTTAGAATCCCTATGATAAAGGCAGGAAGCACAATTATGACT